CGCTTCTACCTTGGCAACAATCGCTTCTCCACCAACCGTAGCTGTCACTGATGTCGATCCGTTGGATTGCATGGACACGCCGGCTGGTCTGAAATACTGACCATATTTTTCCAGATCATAAGCTTCACCTTCCACAGATTTCTCAAATAATTCTTTGATTATTTTTACTTCTGCATCAGTGGGCTTCTTGGGTCTGAAGTCTGAAAGATTAAACAAGCCAAACTTGTCGATGGCCGCTCTCTCTGCTTCGTCCAGTGCTCTTTCTCTCCTGCTCCATTTGGAAGTGGAATAATCAGCGTAACCGCCCTTGGATGTCTTGGTTATCCTGAAATCCACGCCCCTCACAGAATCAGTTGGTAGCTCCTCCATCTCTGGATCCAGCAACGCAGATCTGATTATGTTGAAGATCTGTGGACCAATGATGAATCTCCTGATTGGGTTCTCTGGTGTCTTGTCATCAGTCAAAGGATTTTGCAGCACGAAACCTTGGAATATGTAACTTTTCTTTTTCCAATATTTCCTGCCCATGTCCTCCATTGACTTGTCCTTGAACCAGGGTCTAACTTCCGTTAGAACCGGGCAAGTTTCTCCATACATCTCCATGCATGGCACCTGTACCTGCACCGGCCTTGAATCAGCTTGGCCCTTGATACCGGCAAAAGGCAACTTGATCATTGCTCTCTCCGTCCAGAAAAAGGTGTTGTTTGGATCCTTGTCAGGCAAGAAACGAACTACTGCTTCTTGATTTTCCTGTATGTTCCAGTGTGGGTAGATGGCGTTGTCGCCGCCTGTTGATGAAGCGGAGCGATTCACTTCTTGGGATTTTAATCTCGCTCTTATCTCAGCTAGTGTAGCCATAATGTAAGCCTCCTAATGTGCCTATGTTTGTTTTATGTTTGCCTAATGTATATTAGACATAAAGAATAATATACACACTTATTTATCTGTTGTCTATGGGGAAGTTTGGTATTATATACCGGCTAATTTTTTGATTGCTGCTAATTCTTCTTGTTTTACCGACTCGTTATTGCTGGCGTATTCTTGGTTTTTTTCTATTGCTGCTTCTTCCGCAGAAAAATCAAAATCTTCCAATTGCATGCCAGCCAATTCTATGGCATCTTTCAATGTGTATTCCTTGTCGCCCACCTTGAACTTGTCTCCGGGCTTCATGCCAGCTGCCTTGGCCTTCTGCACTGCCAGTGCGAACTCGTTGCCCTCGGTCTTGGTGCCTTGTTTGGCTTTCTCGTCTCGATATCGTTTTGAAACTATGGCGTATTCCTGTGCTGTCAGTTGGCTCACATCTATGTTGTGAGTGGCTTTTAACCACTGTGCGAATCCTACGTCTTCTTCTAGGGATTCCATCAAACCCAATTCACTCAATCTGTCCATGATCCACTCTTCGGGATCACCTTCTCTGGCCTTGGCCACCTCATATGGCATCTCGCCATTGCTCATGTAGTAGCTCAGTAGTTCACGGTATAGTCGGCCAAACGTCATCAGATCTTCTCCGGCCAATACTTTTTGCCATGATTCCGCGTTCTGGTCCAATATCTTTTGCACTTCCTCTTTCTCTCCGCGTCCTATGCCCGCCATGGTCATGTCTGAGGTGTCCACCGCCGGCGCTTCCCGTACCGAATCCATGGCTGTCTGGGTCATCGCGGTGTCAAAATGATCAGCTGACTTGCTCTGGCCTTTCATGAAATCTTTTTCGTTTGACGTCACTGCAGTGGTCAGTGCGCTGTGCTCTTCCGGGCTGTAGTAATTCTTCGCTGCCGGCATGGCAAGCATCTTCAAAACATAGTCTCTCACTGTTTCTCTCGCGCAGGCGTCGGGGCCTTCCTTGTCTGCCAAATCTCCCAATTGGTCAAACAGGTCATCGTCGTCAAATCCGAGACTCTGTAGTGTTGACACAGAGTTGACCGCTTCCGTGCCCACTGGAAAATGTTTGCTCATTAGATCTTTCAATTTGGTGAAATTTTTTCCCGCATGGTCCTCGTCGGGCAGCGAGCTTATTCCTTCGTTGACCTTGGCTTCCACCCTGTTGGTCCAATTCTCAAAAGGCTGTGCAAGATCTTCCTTGGCCTTGCCCTGTCTATCTTTTTTTGGAGCAAATTTACCCGGATCTTGTCTTATCTCATTAGCATATGCTGGATCCTGTTGCATTTTTTTGTAATCATCGATGTATCTCTTGGCCAGCTGTATTGCGATCTTTTTATTTTTAGTATAATTTTCATCAGGTTTGAAGAACGGAGAACCTTCTGCTCCCATGTCATCGGCAACCTGGCTAGCGAAGTTGGCGATTCTGTCTTCTTCATCGTTTCTGGTTAACATTCTTGAGGCAATGTCTGATAGAATAGAACTCAACATAGTGTTTTTATTTGAAAATTTTGTCACTGATAACATTTTATCAGCAGCAGGATCTGCTCTCAATACCAATTTTTTTTCTGGATTGGCAAGGAATGATTGTACCATTGCAGATTGGTCCACAGGTGTTGACATTTCACCATCTCGATCATCATACTCTTTCATTATAGAATAGATCAAGGGTAGAGCCGATTCAACTTTGTCATCGAGATGTCTCAATGTAAATTTTTCTCTCAAACTATTTCTAGTGGCATCATCTAGCTCGGCGATAGTGACGGGTTGGAAGCTCTCTTTTGCCTTTATGTAGTGTGATTGCTTGCTTAGATTCTTTACATAATTTCTCATGTTCTCTAATTTAAGCCTGCTCTTCTCTATGATGTCACCCACTGAATTGTTTAATTGATCTTTGTTGGAAGCATATCTGGAAAAACTATTAAGTTGAGCAATTTGCTCACTCATTTTAATAATGTGTTTGCCAAAATCATCATGAGGCACCCCGCCATTGGCAACATGTCGAGCCATTGCTCTTGCACCTGCCAAATGTTTCATTGGATATTTGAATCTTTCGCCTTGCTCGTTTTCAATGTACAGGCTGTTGATTTGTCTGCTTCTCGAACCTGGCACATTCTCGTCCACTGCTCGTGCGTGTCTGATGATCAATCTCGTTTTATCTAGATTCTCGTAAGAAGATTTCGTAGTTCCTGTAAGACTTTCTGCTACCGGAATGCCTGCCAATTTTGTTAATCGATTTAATTCTTCTGACATATCGCCAGTATTTACCGCTTGATTCACATCTGCGAGATTCTTAAAATCCTGTTGTGTAAGGCTGTTTTTTGTGATATCTCGCACATCAAAACTCACTTGGTGTTGAACGGCAAAATCTTTAAGTTCTTTTAAAAAACTGTACCAGTTGGCTCTAGCTTCGTCGTCTATTTTTTCAACCAATCCTCGATTATAAAATACTTTCATATTTTCTCCGTCAGCTAAACTTATACTCACTCTACCAAAATTATCAGAATTCTCGCTGAATTCAAAATCGAAAAACACCGCTGCTTTGGGATCTGCTGTCACATTCCCCTCGCTGTCTCCCAACTGTATGTTGGCGAACTTGCTGCGTATCTTGTTGAATAAATCCTGTGATGTTTTGGGCTTGATCATACTGTATTTATTACGTGCCCAGGTTTGCAAAGATGGGCATTGGAGCTGTCCATTCTGTAGTCCTGTCAGTCCATCTTTCAAATATTTTGGGGTCAAATGTGGCCAAGACCTGCATCATGCGGGTCATCAGCAAACAAGCGCTCACTAGGTCGTCATGCTGCCCGGGCTTGCCCTTGTAGGACATTCCAGTGGCCACGAAATCTTTTAATTCCGATATAAGTGGCTTGCTGTTGATCTTCATTTTGCCTGATTCTACCAGCTCTTTGAATTTGGCACAGGCCGCTATCTTGTGCTTGGCTGTGGTGTTGAATCCCCTTCTGAATTTCCTGCGATGTCCTTTTCTTATGGGTTCGCTGATGAATTGTCCATGTATGTTCTCTTCGCCAATGTCCATTACCCTGAGCAAAGCCGCCTCTCCCAGTGTGTTGTTCTCCATGCTGTAAAATATGCTTGGAGTCTCCGCGGGGTTTTTCTCTATTATGGAGTCATAGATGTGTTTGGTTATTGCCTGCAGTATCCTCACCTGCTGATTTGCCGGCGTGGTGTTGTGATGCCATTCGGCCACCTGCTCGAAACTAGGCAGTTCAAACACCTGTATGGCAGCGAAGTCTCCACCGGTGCCCAGGCTGGGATCCAGTGCTACCATGTAGGCATTGCCGGGCGTGGGAGTCTTCCACCAACGCACCTGACCCATGTTGATCAAAGGATTAGTGCCCTCCAGCTCAACCAATTTGATGCTGGATATCAATGTCTCATCAAATATCAAGAATTCGCACTCGTGCTCTCGGCGGAATCTCTCCTCTCCGATCCTGCTTCTCTCTTGCTCGGCCCATTTCTCATCTCGATCTGGATGTTCGGACCAGTGAGCCTTCATGGCATAGAAACCGTTGATGCCCACGACCTTGTCCACGCCATAGTCATCAAATCTCTTGCAGGCTTCCTTCCAGATCAAGGCGAATTGGTCCTCATCGGAGTTTGGAGTTGAAGTAATCAGACATTTTCCTCCCGTGCTCAATGTTGGAGACAGTGAGGTCCAAAATTCCTTGGCCTTCTCGGGAGGCTGCACGAATGCGAACTCATCGCAATAGATAAGAGAAAGTGACATACCCCTGCCAGTGTTCTCGGTAGTGGTAGTGGCCATGATCTTGGAGCCATTGTCAAATTCTATTGAGTTCCTGTTGTACTGCGTGACCCCGGCCTTGATCCAGGAGGGCAACATCTCATAGGCATATCGCACCCTGCTCATGATGTCCGAAGCTCCCTGATATTTGTGGGCCGCGATCAGGATCTGCGAGTCAGGCTTGAACATGGCGTACCACAACAGATAGCCCGACGCACAGGTGGTCTTGCCTGTCTGTCGTGGCAGCATGGCAATGCTGAACCTGTGGCTGTTGTAGGCATCAACCAATCGCTCCTGATAGGGGTATGGATTGAACTGCATCTCGCCCTTGATGGGGTGTTGTATCTTCATGAACTCTCGCATGAAGTACAGGGGACCGGTCTTTGGGTTCATGCACTGCTCCAATCGCAGCACCTGGTCCGTGGTGTATTTGTGTTTCTTGTGTGCCTTTTTTATCTGGTCACTGTCCAATGATATGTATGCCATGGCTATTATTTAAGTTTGTACCAATCCGTCACATTGGTATATGATGTGGACCCAAAGCGATCCACATGACCCACTTCCAATCTGTGTATCACCGCTTCTATGTAGTCATTCCAATAGTCAACAAATCGTTTCATGCGAGGATATCTGGGCGGTACATCCAGGGTCTGCCACCAAAATTCCTGTAGTATATTTTGGTAATCTGGCATCTTATAGGTCACCTTTATAGAGGTGTATCGCAATCCGTCAGAATACTCGCCAAAGAATTTCATAAAAATATTTAGTGGGTTATTTGTTCAAATTAAACTACTGTAAATGATGTGGCAGCTGTCACAGTAGATCCGCTAATATCAACAGAAGTAACTCCTAGCACAGTTGATCCGTCGTCGTTTGGATTTAGACCAAGTCTTCTGACTCTGGTTTGAATGTCCGCAGCAGTGGCATTTTTGTCCATTACTAAATGAATCGTACCTGCACCTGAATTAGTAATAAAATATGCCAATGGATTAGTTTCCTTTAGTATCATTTCTACAGCACCATCGATGTTTGTTACTCCGGCTGTAGATTCGTCTTCTGTTCTCAAATCAATAGCATCGCCATCCGCTTTTTTGACTGTTAATAAAAATAGATTAGCATTATCCTGATATAGGTTTCCTGCTTGCGCTTTTACTCCCGTTACTCTTGTTACTGTTGCCATATGAACTATTTATCCTTATTTACTTTGTCCTTAAGAGCTTTCTTCATGGGCTCTGTTTTATTACCATCTTTGTCAACATCCAAGAAGTCTGGCTTAGATTTGGCTTCTTGATAAGTTTTTTTGAAGCTCTCATATTGGGCTCTCAGTCTGTTAGATAATTCTTCTTCTGTTATCTCAGATTCTCCCATCTTGATCGCCATAGGATTGTCTCCACCTGCCGCTTTGATGTATGCGCCTTTTTCACGATTGAGATCTGTGCCATTTGGCACCGCTGCTTTGATGTCGCTGTATGTTGCTTTTGGAGTGTTCGCGTATGCCTCGTCTGCCTGTGCATCATCTGATGCTGCAGGTTGATTGATCATGTCCTGGCTGACTGGTTGCACGCCGGCCAATTTCAACAGTTGCATCATCATGTTGGCTTCCTCTGGCGAATCGGTGGCTATCACGATTGACTCGTTCATTTTATCTTTTTTCATTTTCTTTCCCTCATGTGTTATGCCCAGTTGCTTTTCTATCTTTTCGATCTCTTCCTCGGTATCGGTAGGATCTCCAGCATAGGCATTGGCCATTTGGGCGTTGTATTTCTGTTTCAGGTGATCCAATTTTCGCTCAAGGTCCGCTTTGCTGACCTCATCCTCTGGCATTTTGTCTTCGCCGTGAGCGCCCGCCGCCACCATGAATCTTGCATGGTCGAATCTTGGGTTGCTCTGAGACAACACCCCCGCCACCATTTTGGCAGTATCCCGTCTCTTGGCGGGATCTTCGATCTGTTTTATTACGTCAGCGAACAATTCAAAATGTTGACGTGTCATTGTAACCTCATCCAGCTCGCCCTCGTTCTTTTCAATTGATTTGGCAATGTCGTGTGCTTTCTTGATTGTGGATTTTTTAAGTGGTGGAGTGTCGCCTGTGCTTTTCATGGCCTGTGCCATTCCGATGGCATAAGGATTTTTTGCCTTTTCATCCACCGTACCATTGGTCTTGGCAACACTGGAGATCGCATCCTTGACGTCCACGTTGGGATCGTTTTCTTGGATTTGTTTAAGTCTAGATAAGATATCAATCATTTCCATAAAATTATTTTCCTGCGGGGTTTGGGTTGCCTTTTAATGGTTTGATCGGTGATCCAGAATTTTTCTTGTCACCTTCATTCTTCTGAACTTCCTGCTCCACTTTGGGTTTTGCAGCAAATTCTATTTCTTTTCTGGCTTTTAATAATTCTTTCAATAAACTTTGATTGGCCTTGTCACCATACACCTCGTCCGCTTTCACTTTTGGAGCATCTTTGTATTCAATGTCTTGCAAGATGGATTTGAATTCTGATTTTTTTTCAGCTTTCGCCTTCATTTCTTCTTGATACTCTTCTGTGGGCTCGCCGGGCTTTCTCACAACGATTTGATTGGCATGCAATCTCATGCTGTCGGCAATCAATGTTCTCATCTCGAACACTGATGCTGGATACATTGTGGTCAATTCAAATATTGTCACTGCTTGATTTTTTAAATTTGGAAAATCCAATGGCACCTCTTGTATGGGAGTTTTTTTGCCCTTTGACAAATTTTTAACTTCGTATTTCCTTAATGCAGCTTCTAATTTAGAGCCAAAATCTTCGCTTAGATCACCAGCTACTTTGATTTTGTAGCTGTATTCTTTGGTTGATTCTGCTAGATATTGTTTAAAGTTTGTCATAATCTAGTATTTAGTCTTTTTTAAGCAGTTTCTTCATCAACTCATTGCGGTCGCTAATGATCATACCTTCGCTTTCAACCGGTTCATTGATGTCGTCCGAGCCGATTTTGTCGATTTTAAGTTTTTTTAGCTGTAGTTCTACCATATGTAACTTTTTGTCAATTTTTTGTGATTTTGCGTCTATGGCGTTGCGCAACATGGAGCTGGCGACCTCAAAAATACGTCCCGAATATCTGCTGTCCACGTTCATGCCCAGGTCCATGAGATTCTTGTAGCTCTCTTCGGCTTCCATGGCCAGTTTGTCCAGTTCCAGATCACTTAGTTCTCCCAATCCCTTGACCTGTGGCAGTGCCGCCGCTATCTTGTCGAACTCTTGATAGGTTTTTTCCAGTGCCTTGGCGGTTTGTGGATCCACATTTTTGGGTATGGCTCTATCTTTGTCATCTCTAGATTTCTCCTTGGCATCCACTTTGGCGAATGCCTCCTTGACGTTTGGTAAATTGAGTATGTCTTCCAGTTTGCGAGTCATCGTAGATATTTACTTGCGTTTGCCCTGATGGAACAATTGTTCTTCGCTCAGCACTCGGAAAGTGATTCTATTCTGTCGAGCATATGCAGTGGCAGCCTCCCATTTGGCCCTGTTGATGACCACTTGTGTTTGTCGGCCAGTGCTTTTACCAGCTCGTTCCATAGAGGCCTGGTTCATGGGCTTTACCTCAATTAATTCTGCATGTTTACTGCCATTCTTGTCCACATATACTATGAAAAAATCTGGCACATAGATCGTATATTTGCCTGTAAGCGGATGTCGATAAGGTATCTTGATAGACTCGCTGGCCCATTGATAAACATTTGGGTGCTCATCACACAATCGCATGAAAGAATGTTCCCAACCACTCCTATAGGTTGGAGATTTTGTTCCCACATACTTGGCAGGATTTTTCATTACGAATTTGCCTCTAGCGAATTTCATTTATGCTTTGATGTTTCTAGATACAATATCTCTGCTGCTTCTATTATTTCTCACACCCAGTCGACTGCTCTTGTATCTATTGGTGTTGAGGACCACAGTGAGCAGTTCATTCAATTGGGCCGGATCTGCTTTGGTTAGGATATCTAAAATTTGCCCCACGGGGACGGAATCTATCTTGGCCTGTCGTAAGATAACATAAGCGGTCTCTTCTGCTGGTTGTCGATCAAATCCTCTCCTAACAAAAAAAGACACAGTGGTGTCATAATCGTTGGCACTGAATTGAAACGGTTCCACATATTGTGTTTGAATGAGATCGTCTATGGTTTTCTGCAATCTATCTTTTTCTTTCTGTGGTAGATTGGTGTAAAATTCTGACATTACAATCCTGCTCTTTCTGCAACAATTGCCACTTCGTTGCCTGCTCGATTAATTTTTATAAAACCATCACTGACCAATTTCGCGGTATCAGTTAATGCTCTGCTTCTATATATTTTTTTGACATCATTGGTCGCCGCTGTATATTCTACTTCGCTTTGGCTGATAGTTAGACCTTTTCTTGATCCGACCAGTTTATAATAAATTCCTGCTGCCACTTTATCTCTCGCAACCAAATTACTTTCAACAAGATTAAAAGATTCTGTGGGCGAAAGGTACAGTTGAGTATTGAGAACCGGAGTTGAAATCACCGTGTTGTTTGGATTTCCTCCACTGCCTAAACTTTTTGATCCCGCCAACGCTGCGGCAGCGACACCGGCCACGGCCACGGTGCCAATAGAAAAGTTGCCCACAGGATTGGTTACTGTTCCGGCCTGACGACCGATGTCGATCACTCCCTCTTTCACTATGCCTTTCAATTCTTCCTTCACCGCTTGTTTGGCTTTGATTTTTTTGGCATTGTTGTAGGTGTTTATGGCTCCCAGCACTGCCCCGAAGTAGTTGCCCTGTCTAACGTTACCTATCACAGATCCAATGCCATCCACGATCCCACCGGGTCCGAATATAGATGTCGTTCCCCGTCCCAACACACTCAGAGGAGAAGGTTCTTTGTCGTAGTGAAGAGTTGCGAACCCCGGCACAGATACCCCATCGACTCTACC